GCTTCATTTAGTGTAACGATCCTATCATCAGCAGCACAATAATTATTGTACAACAATGTTGTTACCATTAATATATTGGCAATAGATGATTTGCCTACAGCGGTCCCGCCATAAATTCCTATGGAATAAGGCGCTTCGCGTAATCCTCCTTGCACACGAGTTTGTCGAAAAGTTGCCTGCCATTGTCGAAGAATATCGACCTTCCTGCCTAGTACATTCTTTTCAAGAACTCCTTTGCTAGTCGTTTTCAATAATTGAGCTTTTTCAATACATTGAGCTAAAAGAGCTTCATAATCATTCTCTGACATGTCTTCGTACTTCTCCAAGTTACCGCACTTGGCATACTCATGACAGCGAAGGCACCGAGAATAAGCTTCTTCAAATTCCTCAATTTCCATGTTACCATATATTAAAGGTTTAATAGAGCCTCGCTCAAAACATGCATATCCACCCTCGGTGAAATAAACAATAGTTTCGAACGCAGCATCAATTAAATCAATAGCAGATGCATGGCGAGCAAAAGCACTTACTGAAAACATTTTCATGCCTCCAATTCTGAAATCAAGATTTGCGGAATCACATAATCCTAAAGCTAGACACAAGCTTAAAACATGTGATATCTTCTTGAATCCTTCATTGCGCACTACAAGAGACCAATTTGCCTGAAGATCTTTCAAAAGTAAAAGCCATTTTGGTTTTTCTTTATCACTCTTTACACCAAATTCTCCTGTTTGTGAATCAAATTCTGCATCTAACAACTCTGATAAATAATCAGCAACTAAATTAGCTACTGATTTATTATACTCGGTCTTTAAATACAAAAATATGGTGGCTAAAAAGCCGGATACGGTAGTACAATCCTTAGCGGCAACATATAAAGCACCAAGATTCTCAACTCTACTCAAAAGTTTATCATCTATTGGTACACCTTGAATGTTCGCCAAGTTTGAAAAGGCAGTTGCAATTGCAACGGATCCTAATTGCGGTTTGAATACCTCCTTAGTTTTCCGTGGAGCCTTCTTCCTCACCCACTTTTTAGGTGTCCTCCGTTTCAATTTCTCAATAACATCAGAATTGCGATTCTTACGATATTGCAAACGGCGATCTTGCTTGGTAACAATTTCACCCATGTGCATATCAAACCATTCTTGATGTGTTCTGGATTGAAACTGCCATAAAAGCTTACATGCTTTATGGGTCCGATACATCCTACATAGTGAATATACTGCTCCTCCAATAAGGCAGCAGCACCACACACATATAAATGTGATCACAATTGGAATCACCACTTCCA